CGCAGGTGCAAAAGCCCTAGATGATTTTATGGCTATGGTACGTAAGAAAGGCACTGGCACTGAGAAACAACAAAAAAACATTAAGGCTGACAAAGTTTTAGCCTCTTTGATGCAAGGTAAGGTGTAGGTTATGTCAGAAACTGATTTAGGGGTTAACGATCCCAATAGTACTGTAGGGCAACCCGCAGGAACGTCAGGTAGTTTAGCAGAATGGTCTGGTGAATATGTCACCGACATGCTGGGTAAAACTAGAGCTTTAGCTGACAAGCCTTATAGTGCTTACACAGGCCCACTTACTGCCGGTGCCTCTGGCTTACAGAATCAAGCCTTCGGCGGTTACGGCACACTAGACCCCAACCAACAGACCGGCATTGGTAGTTTCGGTTTCGGTGCTGGGCCGGGTTCTTTTGGTTTTGGTAGTGCAACAGGTCAAGGGTACTCACCGGGGTTTACCGCTGGTTCTGCTGACATGTCCGGTATGCAAGCAGGTAGTTTTACTGGGGATACTGCACAGCAGTATATGAACCCTTACTTACAGGCTGCACTGAACCCCCAGATAGCTGAAGTTCGTAGACAAGAAGCAATCACACAGTCGCAAGATGCTGGTAGAGCCGCTCAAGCAGGGGCTTTCGGTGGGTCGCGTTCATTTATTATGGATGCTGAAAGAGCGCGTAATACAGGGCAACAGATTGCCGATATTACTGGGCAAGGCTACGCTCGTGCTTTTGATACCGCACAGCAACAGTTCAATACTGAACAAAATATGCGCCAGCGTATCGCTGAAGTCGGCATAGATCAGTTTAACAAAGAACAAGCTGGCCTACGTACTGACGAAGCTGCTCGTAGAGGACAATTTAATACTGAAGCTGAACGCCTAGCCGCCTTTGATGAAGCAAGAAGGGGGCAGTTTAATGAAGAAGAACGCCGCCAAATGCAGTTCGATGAGTACGGTAGAAATCAGTTCAACGAAGAAGAGCGCCGTAGAATTGACGCGGCAGAAGCTGATCGTCGTTATGGCCTGTCTGCATTAAGAGATATGAGTGCTGCTGGTGCCGCTGAACGAGATATAGCACAACAAGGTATTACCGCTGACTACTTACAGTACCAACAAGAACAGCAGTATCCTTACGAACAACTACAGTTTATGCAGTCAATGCTTGAAGGCTTGCCAGTAGCCGCTAGAACACAATCATATGTTGCCCCCGGTTCTTTTCAAGAATTATCAGGTGCATCAGGCGGCGTAATGGCGTTGCTAAAAGCCTTGGGTATAGGGTAGGTAATTAAAAATGTTAAATAATCCAATCCAGCAAATTGAACGTACTCAAGACGCTTACGCAGGTAATCCAGAAGGGCTACAGAAGCGTGCTAATATGTCAAAAGAACTTATAGATCTTCTGGCTATGCAGGCGTTGCAATCAGATCTTGCCGCTCAAAAACGCAATATGGCTATGCAGCAGCAGAGCAACCCTCAAACCGTTAAAGACCAACTAGAAGAAGGTCTTATGGGTGAGTACCGCCAAAAAGCCGCTAAAGATTTAGGTGTAGGCCCAAGTGAAGGTGATGTAGTTGAACGCGCCGGTATAGCAGGTCAGCAGATGGCACGCAATCAGCAGATGGCTCAAGGCCCACAAGGAATGCCGCAAGGCGGTGGTGGCGTAGCAAGTCAAGCTGGCCCAGTTAATTTAGCTGGTGGTGGTATTGTTTCGTTTAAAAAAGGCTCAGAAGAAGAAGGCGCGGTAGAAGCAGAAGCAGATGCACTAGGCCAGTTTTTATTATCCAACTCAATAGATCCTGAAAAAGCAGAAAAAATGCGCCAGATCATGGAGAGGATACAAAAACGTAAAGGGGATGTTAGGCTACCGGAAGTAAAAGGTGGTGGAGCAGGACTTGCAGAGTTCCGTAGAAGCCAAGGATTTGATACAAGCACTGATGACCCTGCTGATGACCCTTCTGCTGGCCCCTCTGCTGGTGGTATAGCAAGTTTACCTCCTTACGCAACGCCAATAGACCCAATAACAGGCAAACCACAAGATCTAACCCCGTTACCCCCCGGCGGTGGAGTTTTAGCCCCACAAACAAAACCCGGTGGTGGAGTTATGATGACTCCCGAAATGATTAAAGAAGTTGAAGCAGAGAAAGCGGCTAAACCCCCTACAGTAGTACCCCCTACAGTAGTACCCCCTGCTGCACCTGCAATAGATCCTGATGCGGGTATTAAAGCCGCGCTAGAAAAATCTGCGAACTTAGACCCTATAGAACAAGCAAAGGCTAGATCAGCGGCTGTCAAAGACGATCTTGGTTTAGCCGAAGGCATTGCTACGTTAGAAGATCGTATGGGGCGTAGAGAAAGAGCATACGAAGAAACATCCGCTTCTGGTATGGATAACTTAATAGACCTACTTACGGCAGGTGGTCGTGGTGGTATTACTGGCGTAGGTGCTCGTAGTGGTCAGTTACGAAGAGAAGAAAACGCACGCCGTATGGCCTACGAAGATACTCTCGACGGTATAGAAGATAAGACTATGACTCTCCGCTCTACCATAGGTGGTAAGGCTGCTACTAGCTACGACAACACCATGAAGACTATGTTGACTATTCAGCAGGGTGCTCAGAACTCACTACTGACCCTAAGCGCAAACGAACAAAAAGCTATCAGGGAAGAGCGTGCTAATAACTTAGCAGAAGCTAGAAATAGTTTACTGAGAGAGCAGGTCATAACGGGTACTTTTGTAGACGCAAGCACTATAGGTAAATACCAAACCGCTGCTTCTGCCGCATTAAAAGTAGCCATAGACTCTGTAGACGCAGAGTACGCAACTAGAATTTCAAGAGCACAGTCAAAGGTAGACCAAGGCAAAGACGGTGCAGAAGCAGCCTTACAAACCTTAATGTCCGAACGAGCAGCAGCTTACGAAAATCATCCAAGCTACGCTGTAGCGAAGGCTAACCAAGAGCAAGTGGATAAGTTTGCAAGTCAAGGTGCCGCCGAAAGAAAAACACAGCAAGAAAGACTGGAAGCATCGGCAGACTTTAATAAATATATCTAAGGGTAAATAATGCCTACATTAGCCGAAGCTAAACGTGCGATAATAAACGCAGAAACAGCAGGGGACTTTGCAGCCGCTGATCGTATGCGTCGAGTTGTCCAACAATTCGAGGGTGGAGCTACTCCAGAGCCAGTAGGCCCAAGCATGTTGGAAAGGCAACGGCAAATACAGGCCGAAGGACAAGCTAAGTATGCTGCGGCTAGGGCGGCTTATTCTCCTCCACAAGAAGAAACCGGTATTTTTGAAGACTTTACCACAGGCTTTGGTAGGGGCTTCGTAGGTGTAGGTGAGAGTGCTGCACTTGGCCTTGCTGCGTTAGCTGAAGAAGAAACTGAAACTCAGTTACGTGACCGCATTAAGTCTGTAGCTGACTCGTTTGCTCCTGAAGGTGGTGATCCTGAGTCGTTTACTAGCGGACTAGGTTCGGCGTTCGGCTCTATTGCAGGTATTGCTCTCCCCGCTGCTGGCGTTGCTGTTGGCGCTGCTCCTTTGGGTGCCTCCGCTGCCCTTGCTTCAGGTCTTGCTACAGGTACTGCCGCTGCATTGGGTGTCGGTGCCGCTGCTGGTGAAGCGAGTGAACGTGCTCGTGAAGCCGGTGTTAGTGAAGAAGTACGTAGTGCAGCTACCTTACGTGGTGCTCCAATCGGCTTGCTTGAAGTGCTACCTATGGCACGTTTTGTTAAGAGCATCGACGTACCTATACTATCTAAGTTAGTAGACAAGCTAGGCCCAGAACAAGTAAACACAATTGGCGAAAAAGTACGTAGTGCTGCATTAACTGGTGGGTACGAAGCTGGGCAAGAAGTAGCTGCTGAAGCTCTACAGAACCTTAACGAACGGCAGTACAACGAAGCTGTCGAGATATTTGCTGGTGCTGGAGAAGCCGCTACATTCGGTGGTATAGCCGGTGGTATTCTTGACTTGTTCCTTGGTAGACGCGCACGCGACATAAAACCAAAAGACCCAGAAACTGTAGATATATCTGAAGATGCTCCATCTGCTTTCGGTGAACTAGACATAGAAGCAGAAGAAGCTGCCCAAGTCGGTGCTCGTGAACGTGCCAGTGCTGCGCTCCCAGAAGGAGAAGTAGACACAGAAGACATGTTCGCTCTTGAGAAAGAACAAGCAGAAAGAAGACTTGGTACACCAGAACCACAAGAAGTAGCTGTAGAAGAAGCAGACGCAGAAGCTATAAAAGCTAGACTATTTGAAGGTCTGGATACCGATTCCTTTGATGGTGTAGCTACTCTACCTGAAGAACAACAACTACAGTTTGCATTTAGAAGCCAAGATCTAACTAGGGCTGAGAAGAAGGTTCTCGTGGACGCTGCTCGTGGCGTTACCCCTGCTACTGAAGTATCTGCTAGTCAAACTTCTATGCTTGATCCAGTGCAGGGTGAGATAGATGCAGTGCCTCAAGCTGAAGCCGCGCCAGAAGTTGACGTAGAAGAAGTACGTGAACGGGTGTTTAAAGGGCTTAGTGAATCTGCCCGTAGCAAGCCGTTAAACGAATTAACTACCAAGCAACAGCAAACAATAGCAAAGAGAGCACAAGCCTTAGCTCCCGCAGAGCTTACTGCACTTGAAAAAGTACTAGCAGAGGAAGCCGCCGCTCGACCCACCACTGAATCACAAACAACTTTCTTACCAGACGTAGGCCCACAGTTACAAGGTTTACCCTCGCCAGAAAGTGAGCCGATTACGGTCACCTCTGAGGGAGAAGCGGCTACTGAACAGCAACGAAGACGCACTGACACATTAGCGGAAGTACGACAACAGCAATTAGACGCTGAACAAGCTGCGCGGGATGTAGTCACGGGGGATATGCCCGAAGCCGAAGTACGCCTAGCTAGAGAACGTGACGCGGTTGCCGAACGAACGCAGCCTGATTTGTTTCCTGCTGAACTTGTTGTAGCAGAAGAAGCCGCTACAGAACCTGAAGTTGTCCCGGCGACTGAACCTTTGCGTGTAACATCTCAGACGCTAGACTCTTTAGCAGTTCCGGCGAGCGCACCTATAAGACAAGAAATACCAGAAGGCGCTCTTTTAGATGACTCTGCTGTTTCCCCTAGAACTGGGAACCCGTTACCTGTAACTGTGCGAGAGCGGCTGGTTACATACGGCAGAAATAGAGGCTCAAGAGCATTACAAACCAATATCGACAATCTGCTGCAAGGAGAGCCTGATGGCGTATCGACCAAGCAACGTGTTCTACCTACCGCAACCAAAAGAAAATCTGACACAGCAAGAGATAGAGCAAGCGATGTCGTTGATCTACAAGGCACTGATGGCGGAGCAGTCCGTCCGAATACCGTGGAACCTGTCACACCTGTCACAAGAACAGTGGGAGATGCTAGACGAAGCACTGGACGAACTGCTGCTAGAGCAAGAGCAGAGTCTGCTCCACTAACTGAAGAAACACGTAAAGATGCCTTAGCTACAGAATTCCTAGACCTTGTTGCCCTACCAAAGAAAAATAAGAAGCAAAAGGCTAGGCTGGCAGAGTTAAAATCCCTAGCCCGTAAAGAAGTAAACGCCGTACCCAAGCGTAAGCGATCCGCCAAGGAAGTAAGAGAAACACCAACAGATACCAAGCCGGTAGAGTCTGAGTCAGAGATAGATGAAGGCGTTGCCAAGCTCATGGGCCGTGTCAAAGAATATCAGGCAGAAAACGAAGCCAATCAAGCGTTCGCTGACGCTAAAGCCGCTACCGCCCCAGAAAAAGCTAGTTCTCCCAAACGAGAGAAAGGCATACGAACAAAGAAAGACCCAGACAAAGATGCTGAAGTGGCAAAAATAATTGAAGCAACGGGTGCCAGCTTTACAGAAGCTAATAGAATATACGAAAGAGAACAACGAAATGCTACAAGAGGTAGGATACAGGAAGGTAATTACGGTACTTCTTTCTACCCGACCCCGACCTTCGGTATGTTTGGAACCGGCGGTAAGCCGCAGGAGATTGATACTCCCCTAGAGGCTTCGGTAGTCAGAGCTTTATACACGGGAGATGTTAAGGGTGCGTTAGAGGCGTTAAGTAAAACAACACCTGACAGACGCGCACGCCGTGTTGCTAAGAAGTTAATGAAGTACGTTGGTACTACTAAGTTGTTTCTTGTAGACCCCAGTAACGATAACCCAGCCAGTATGACGGCAGGTGAAGCAGCTAACCTAAGTAAGCTATTCGCTAAAGAAAGAAACGGCGAGTTACCTGCGGGGCTTTATGTGGGTGCTGATAATGCAATACTCTTAAACCAGAGAACTGGAATTAACGCCTACACATTCCTGCACGAAATGGCTCACGCTGCCACCTTGTTTGAGGTAGAAACCAACCCGCAAAGTGCTACGGTCAAACGTCTTAACAAACTATATGAAGATGTTAAGGCTACGTATGGGGAATACAAACCTTACGGTACTACTAACCTAGCCGAGTTTGTAGCTGAAGCGTACAGCAACCCAGAGTTCCAACGTGACTTAGCTAGAATCAATCCGAAGGGTGGGCCGTTTAGCGCATGGCAAAAATTCCAAGAAATAATTGCTAAGTTCTTCGGATTCGACAGGCTCGGTGGTACAGCACAAGCCGAAGCAAACCGCCTCATAGAAGCGATCTTAGCCCCCAGCATAGCGATGCGTGGTCTACCGAATGTGCCTACGTACTCCACAGCCGATGGCGTTAAGGAAGTAAATAAGAGGTTAGCTGAAGGTAGTAAGTCAAACCTAACAGAGAAACAGAGTAGAACTTCCATAATACGTGACTTCATGGATGTGTTTACTCCCGATCAGAATCCTTACCTAAAAGGTGTTATGCGTAAGACCTTGGGCATACTACCCAACCAACCAGTGTTCGATGACATTGCGGGTAAGCTAAACATTGAAGGCGCAAACCAGTTGGGTAATGCTATTAAAGAGCAGCGTGACCTACTAACCAAGTCTGAAGATATGGTTAAGAAAGCGTTAGACCCTATCGTGCGGTGGTCTACTACAGCGTCTGAAAATACAATGAAGGCGTTTAACAACCTTGTGTACTCCAGCACCATCGACGAAGTAGACCCAGAGTTAACCCTAGACGAAGCCACCAAGAAGTACGGTAAGCAGACTGTAGACGGTACTAGCCAACTAAAGATAGACCGCTATAAGGAGCTACGTAAGGAATACAATAGCGGCACTTTAGGTAATGACGGTAGGCAAGCGTATAAGAACTTACGCAAGATATACGCAGACATTTCTAAAGACATGGTTGCTTCTTTAGAAGGTAGGATTGATGGCCTAAATGTAGATGAAGGTGTAAAGACTAGCCTTAAAAATCAAATGCTGGCTAGAATGCTGGCTGCATCGAACGTAGAGCCGTACTTCCCACTAACACGTAATGGTAAATACTGGTTGGCTGTACGAAATCCAAAGGACGTAGAGAACCCTGCCTATATTACGTACGAGTCTCTAAAAGAACGTGGCCTCGCCAAAAAAGAATTTGAGGGCATGGGTTACAAAACTGAAGTCTATGACCCTGCTACACTTAGAAATTCCATGCAGAAGGATGCACCGTCAAGTGCGTTCATGGGACAAATACTGAGTATATTAAAAGACAAGAACATACCCGCAGCCACGCAAGAACAGATTGCACAGTTATACATTGAATCAATGCCAGAGACGGCTTTCTCCAAGTCACTGATTCGCCGTAAGAAATCTTTGGGTTACGACACGGATGCCATCGAAGCTGCTAGAAGTAAAGCATACGACATGGCTCGGCAGGCGGCTAGGCTACGTGGTAGTAACAAGATAGACGCACTTGCTAAAGCCGTGGAAGAAAGTTTCTACGCCAAAGAAAAAATAGTTACTGTAGAGAAAGATAAGAAAGGTAACGAAAAAGAAGTAGTGAAAGACGGTGAGTTCCTACGTAGCGACCTACAAAATGACCGTGCAAGAGCCGTTTTAGAAGAAATGCTAGACCGTGCACAGTTCGCTGTTAGCCCTCCAGCAGATGGGATAGCTCAGTTTGCAAACCGAAATGCGTTCATATGGACTATAGGCTTCAACGCTTCGTCTGCACTGGTCAACCTGTCTCAGATACCGTTGTTTGCGTACCCTATGCTTTCAGGTGAGTACGGATACAAAGAAACTTTCGACGCTATAAGTGCTTCAACTAAGTTGTTTACTGGTTCTAATGTACGTCACGCTAAGTCAGACCTGTACGGTAACGATGTGCACTCCAAGAAGCTAACGGACAAGTACACCATACCTTCACTGGACAATTACTTTACCTATAAGAAAGTTGAAGGTAAGGGCGGCGAAGACGTTTATCAGTATTCAATACGAACTGACCTAAACCTTGATGATAAGAAGGCAGACGAGTTAAAGCTGATACTACCTATGGTGCAACTTGCGGCTAAACGCGGAGAGCTAAACACTTCCTTCTTAGCGGAGACATTAAGCGTAGATAACTCAGGCCGTGCGCTGACAAATTTTGATAAAGTTACTAACCTATCTGCGTTAATGTTTCACAGCGCGGAAGTTATGAACCGCCAAGTCACCATGATTGCAGCGTACAAGTTGGAACTAAGCAAGCTGACCAACGGCAAGCTAGAGGACGCTACAGCACTACAGCAACAACAAGCGGCAGAAACAGCCCTACACAGAACACAGCAGATTAACGGTGGTGCCACGCTAGAAACTGGCCCACGCTACGCACGCGAAGGTCTTGGTCGAGTAGCTCTTATGTACAAGGGCTATGGCATTCAAATGTACTACACAATGCTAAAGACCGGTAAGCAAGCTGTGGATAACATGTTCCCCGGAGACAACGCTGAAAGTAGAGAGCTACGTAACCAAGCATTCAAACAGCTTGCAGGTATACATCTGTCAGCCGTGTTCTTTGCGGGAATACAAGGCGTACCTTTATACGGTGCGGTATCTCTGCTCTACGACATGTTCCAAGAAGAGTATGAAGAAGACGCAGATGAGGCACTACGAAGCTACCTAGATAACGATGCGTTGTTCAAGGGCGTTATATCTGAAGCTACTGGGCTTGATGTGTCGCAACGGGTTAAATTAACTGACCTGTTGGTTGAGGCTGACAAGTTTAACAGTGACCCATCTCCCGAAGAGACAATTGGACACTACTTCGGTGGCCCTGCATGGAGCGTAACCTCCAGAGCAATAGAAGGGTTCAATGAGATAATGGATGGTGAGGTTGAGCGAGGTATGGAGTCTATGATGCCGGGTGCTATACGTAACGGCTATAAAGCTCTTATACGATACCCCAGAGACGAAGGTATTCTTACTCGGCGTGGAGACGTTATCTATGACGACCTTACCAGCGGCGACATAATTACTCAGCTATTAGGGTTCCCACCCACCGAATATACTCGTGCGATAGGGGAAACTTCTGCGGCTAAGGGTATGGAAGATGCCGCTAGAAGCAAGCGTAGTAAGTTACTGAAGCGTTACTACATAGCTATGAGATTCGGTGACTTCGATGAGGCTGACCTAGTGCGAGATCAAATGGATGAGTTTAACGAGGAAGAGATCACGTACATAGATCCCAAGCTAGTTATAACCCCAGATACTATAGAGAGATCTATGCGTAGGCACTTAACCACCGAAACTAAGATGCACAATGGTGTGCTGTTATCTCCTTACATGAAGGCGGCGGTAGATGACGTAGGGTTCTTATAAAAGAAACCCCCTACCGCATACGAGGGGACGCTACGGTAGGGGGCGAAGGCAGATAAGACTTCACTGGGAGGAGACCGATGACCTTATCTCAGCGGATAGTACCATACCGCCCTATGTTGTCCAATAAGTTTCATAGAGTTCCATAAACGCTCATAAACGCCCATAAACGCCCATAAACGCTCATAAAATACGCCACACACGTACCCCCAAATAAGGTGTTTCAACTACTGTCCTTACCTCAATATCCCAACCCATACCGGCTACACATATCTTCTTAACCTGCTGTATAGCCTCGGTTGTATTGACGCAGGGGATGAATATAGAACTACCCACCACCATAGCGCCCCAATCCACAACGATACGTAGCCCATCTGGGTTTATATCGTGCAGCTTGAGTACGGTATCATTCATCTTTACTCAATGTCCTGAATCCACCACCCTGTTTTAGCTCGTACCTGCGGGTTATGTTGTACACCGCAGCGGGTTTCATACCTGTTTCTTTGGCTATCTTAGCCCTACCCATACCACGTTTCTGAGCTTCTAACACCTTCATAATCTCTTCGTCGGGTATGCTACGTTCAAATTTACCGTGTCCCCCACGAGGTATTGGTGTGATGTTTGGTTCGGCTGCGTAGTAGCGTTTACCTCGTTCTTTACCCATCGTCAGTGCTTTGTTCTGGGCATGTATCGCTGCTAAGAATGTCTTACTCATTAGCCCTCCGCTCCACTATCTACGTGATCGTCAGTAAACAACCGGCAGTTAACTATAATAACATCGCTTGGTGGTAGGTTTAGGTGCGTACCTTTACCCAACCGAACTTTACCCCGTTTCGCCCCTAACTTAGTCTTCAGATTCTCCATGAATGCACCATAGTTTATCTGCTGTGTTGCACACCAAGACTTCAAGGGTTTAGGTAATAAATATGCTTTCTGAATGTCAGTCTCGTAACGTGCTACCAGCTTACCCCGTGGCAGCGCATCCGGTACAACAAGTGAATCCAACCCATTACTAGGCTCCCCCATCAATTTACGTAGGTCATCCGTACTCTTGAGCATTAAGATGTTGTTAAAGTTTTCTGCTATGTAGTCGTTCAATGTCTGCTCTACAGACATACCCATATCACTTACTGACTGTAGGTTTGTCTTGAGTAACTTAACAGTCCATGCAAACAACGCTTCAAGATCGTAGTCAATTAGTCCTAGCTGTTGAGCAATATATGCACCAGTTATTGTGGTAGCTGCACCGGCTGACCAAAAGCGGTTCTCCGCTGTAAGCCCCGCCGCTTCATCTATTAGCCGCTGGTTCTCAAACACTAGCTTCTTAACTGTTTCAAGGTTCTGCATAACGTATTGAATGTAGATTGGCCCCGCGTGCCCATAGTTCTCCTTTATAGCTATATCAAACACATCGGTGCCTTTCTTCTCCTCAGTGCTGCCAAATACTCGTTGCGCTCTCCACTCCAGCATCCTTTGTGCCTCTGCTTTCGGCGCTTGTTTGGTTGCTGCAATACGCTCAATCACACTGGCGTTACCTGTAGTTACACATGAGAGGTGCCACGATTCACCACGAGAACGCTCAAGATTAGCCCCACCAGCCATACGCCCACGCTGTTCACCAGAGGATATTTGATACGCCAACTTACTTAGCTGCTTACCCTCCGCGTTAGTCATTTCATCTATGTAAAACGGTAGACTGTGCAACACCTCTGCGCGATTAAACTTTGTCGCGTCAGTATCCTCTTCAGTTATCATCATACCTTTCTCAGCACCCCACACCGAACCCGCTACCCGTATAGCCGCTGTTTTACCGCACCCGCTAAGTGGACTGTGTATGTGTAACGCGCAAGCGTTCTGAGGTAAGAAGCTCATTAGCGGAGAACCGAATGCTGTACATACAACGTACTGGTGCATTACCAGTTCAGGCCGCGTGTTGTAGAAATTAGCCATCTCTTTCCACGCCTCCAACGTACCCTTCGGCTTGAGGTATGGGATTAGTGCGGCGGTAGGTGTAGACGGCGGGTTGCGTTCGATGCGATCTGCATGTATCTCTTTGTCCCCTAGAATAAAGGCATCCATGTTCTCGTCTACCCAACCAAACTGCCGCCGTGCTGTGGCTGCTGTGGAAGTTGCTTGTAATTCGTTTACCCAAGTAATCATATATTGCATTAAGTCGTTTGTTTGTGGGAGAGCGACACCTTGTATCGCCATTCTTTTCCTAAATTCTTCTCGTGAAGTTATTGCCGTAAGAGGTACTACAAACTCACGCACGCCGTCTTTTGGTAGGTGTATCCTACAAACTACGGACTCACCTTCTTCTATATCTACTATCCGCTGCGTCACATATACGTCATGGTGGTAGATGACATGTTCATCAACTTCCCCATCGACACTCACATGCCTAACGTACACACCACCGTTGACCCCTCGAAAGTAAGGACGCGGATAGACAGGTATAACGTGTTCTGGGGAAAGTTCTTTGCTACCACTAGCGAGCAGCAGCGTGCCTTCAACTGTTTCTAGTTCATCAAAACCCTCTTCGATAGCATATGTACCATCTTCGTTCACTTCGGCTTCGGGTATCTTACGCCCCAGAGCAATCGGTGATTTGATCTTGCCCCAGTTAGGGCAGTCCATACATATGCCAGCCTCGTTCTCGTCGAATGTTGTGCAGCGGTACGGGCCTTTGATTAGGTCTAGTTTCTTGAGCGTAAGCTCTGGGGTGTATTCGGCGTGCTTCTCAGAGATCTTACGTGCAGCCTTCTCACTGTCTTCGCAGAACTTAGCGATAGATAACCCTGCTCTCCACATAGGCTCTGAGGCTTCAGCTTGCCCACTTACTATTCTACTTAACTGTTTACAGCCCTTACCACTCTGGCTCTTGATAAGTATGTCTTTGAAGCTGTGTTTGATGTTACTCATCAGTGCGTCACGCAGGTCACTTGGCCCGTCCGCAGGTGTGTACTTCTTGGGAACTGGTATCGTGTCCATACCCAGCTTACTGGCAAAGAAGTCAAAGTTAACTTCAGCGGGTACGTCACCTATGACTTCTACTGGTGCGGGGGTTTCAGGTTTGTAATTGTGCGTGCCTACTACACGAAGGACTCGTGCCATATCAGCAGGTACTGCGGGATCTATCTCAAGCCCAAACTCTCTACACTTAGCCTTAAACTGGTCAGCTACTACCTTCCACTGCTCTACTGGTATGGACTCTGATAGCCCCCAGTAGACATGTATACCACGCCCTGAGTTAACTATAAGAGGTTCTGGTAGTTCTAACGATACGCGGAACTCTTCTAACCTACGTAGTGCGTCATCTTGTGTAGCAAAGCCTTTACGTTCAGCTACCTTATCTTCGCCAACATCTAAATCTAAAAAGAACGATTTAATATGCTTGGCATCTTCGCCTTTACGAGTCTCCTTCTTCCTGAAGTTACTCATAGCAAAGTACACATCTTGCCCCATACTGTCGTAGTATTCGGTGGCTTCTGCTAGATCATCTACCGAGTCGAAGTATGTTTGCCGTACCCCGCTAGACGTTAAATTATATTGTAGGGCAACGTATACCCCCTCAGTGGGTAACACCCACCGCAAAAATTCTCTTGTATTCATGTTCTGCACCTATTGCCGAGAGACAGCATGGCAGGGGTGTCGGCGCACCCTCTTCGGTATTACCTAGCCATACTGGAGTAGTTATTTAGGACTAGTCATCCCAGTCTTCAATAACTGAACTCAGATCGTCGTCGTCTTTGGGTGCAGGCGCGGACTTTTTAACGACCTTCTTAGGTTCCTCTACTACAGAGGTATCTGGCTCATCACCAAATATGTCATCCGAATCGTCCTCTACTAAATCAACACTGGTGCTGGTAGTGGTATCGGCAAACGGACTTGCGTTTTGTGCAGCCATCTCAAACCCACCTTCTACAACTCCAAACGGAGAAGAAGCGGTCATTGGCTCGTACTTGGTTACTTGAACGCCGTTGATACGTAAGCTAACCCCGTTGTCTCTCATGCTGTAAGGCACGAAGGTCACGGCTATATTGACTGTGCTGCCACTGGTCAACTTGAAGTCAGCGTCTAGTTCGTTGTTTTTAGCGTCGAACTGCTGTGGCTTGCGAGTCTTATCAGTACCGTAGGCACCTTTCAACTTACACTTACCGATGTACATACCGTCATCACCTTTCTTGAAAGGTAGCGGAAACTTATCAGGCCAGCTCTTCTCTTTCTTGAAATCGTAAAACGCCTTCATTGCCTTGAACAATTCCTTGGCCTTGGCTTCGGGCATCTTGAACGACATCTCATATGCTGCACCGTCATCTAACGGGTCACAGGGCATACTACGGTTCGCTGCGTTATCAAACTTGTATGTACGGTCAATACGTGGGTACATCGCAATCACATCTTGAACTACAAAAAAACTTACTGGATCAGTCATTGTTGGTCTCCTTAACCTAGACTATTTATATCGAACCCTTCAGCTTCAGCGAACGGTGAACCCCTAGTGGACATGCGTGGGTCTATGCTGAATGCAATAGCCCCTAACGTGTCATCGTGATCTACCATAAACCGAACCTTCTCAAGCTCATTTTCTTCTAACGGACGCTGCGGATAAAAGAACAGTTTTGGTACAGGACTCCCCTCGTCAAAACTTATCCTCGTCACAACAGCTAATGAGGGAGTTCCATGCCCACTCAAAAACTTAGCGTAGGCTTGTAACGGCATAGTGCCGCGCCCTCGCTCCTTACCGAAAATGGATGAGGCAGGTACTTGTAGCTGGTACACCGTATCCAGCGCGTGCTCTTCAACAACCGCTAAACGCTGGTGAAACGTACAAGCCCTCCCACTTCCACTACCTGACCCTCTGATATTTTGAGTGCAGTCCATACAACGCCCACTCTGTCTCTGATCTTCGGGTACTTCAGGGGCAGGTATCTGGGTATTAGCAGACCAACAGGTTGGTAGCTGTTTAGCTTTAGCATCGTAGTCACCTTTGTAATACGAGCGAGATACTTCCGCTGCATTAACTATCACTACGTCTATAGATCTACAGTTACTACCGGCTTCTTGGCCTTCCATTCCAGAGAACTTACTACCCTGTATACTGATTCGGCGCACTATGCGTCTTCGTCAGCATCAAACTCCGCTGCAATGTCTTCTGGCTGCACCGGCTGGGCGTTTGTAACACCTGCCATTAGAGCTTCAGACACCTTGGCTAACGCAAATCTCTGCGTCTTGCCTACTTTCACATAAGTATCTGAGGGTATAACACCATCCCGTACCCATTTACGGGTCGTGGATAATGACACACTAAAATACTTTGCGACATCTTCAATGGGGACTAATTGCTCCATTACTTACCCTTCCTTATTGTTAGCGCGAATTCTGCGTCTACGTTTAGCCCCTTCGGAAGAAGGTCTGGGTTCTCTTCTAAGAACTCCTTTACATTCTTCTGGTTAAGACGCTTATCCAAGAACTCTGGTACTTCATGTTCAAGAATAAACTTGTGCATGTTCTCCCAATCGCTAGTCCAATACTTCTGCTTAACCGTACGGTAAAACGTACCAGCATCTGTCTTAACACTTTTGAGTTCGTTCTCTTTCAAGTAACCCAGTAACGCGCTTTTTATTTTGTCTTGCTGACTGACTAATTCGCCGTCAGCTTCCTTGTATTCAGCGGATAACTTATCCCGTTCTGCCTTGATCTTGAGGTAAACCTTAGTCATCTTAGCTAGGGGTATGCCACCCGCACCTATCGCATCAGCCATGTCCTTACCCTTTCATTGCCGAGAAAGGTAATATAAGGGTGCATAGTGCCTTATGCAAGTAGTTCCTTGTATAAATCAATAATTTTTGTGTGTGAGTCTAATTTGTTATCTAGTAATGCGTATACATGACGTTCTACATCAGATCCTTGTAGCTGAACAACCGTACACTTATGGTCTTGACCGGCTCTGTGTATTCGGGCGTTGGCCTGTGCATAGGTCTCTACTGAACTGGTTGGCCCCCACCACACAATCGTGTTCGCGGCAGTGAGTGTTACCCCGTGTGCCGCAGCCTGTGGCTGAATAACTAGCACCTGTATACCGTCCTTGTCTTCTTGGAATGCTTTGAATATCTCAGTGCGTTTAGCTGCTGGTACGCTACCGCTGATGACTTCAGTGTTTATGTTGTCTCCACGTAGTTTGTCAGTGAGTATGGCTATGGTGTGTTTGAACGGTACGAACACTATGACTTTCTTACTGGACTCTACTATTACTTCACGTAACACGTTGTACCGATGCTTGATGTCGAACTCTATCGTGTCCTTACTATCGGCGTAGACCGCACCACCAGAGATTTGTAGTAGCTTGTTCATGTTGACCGCTGCCGTAGCCGCAGTTACATCTTCACCTGCCGCTTGCATAATCATCTTGTCTTTAAGCTCTTTGTAATACTTCTCTTGCTGCCTTGTAAGTGCAACTTCACGAGTCGTGTACACTAGCTCTGGTAGGTCTAAGCACTCTTCTTTAGTAAACCTGATCGCTGGCTGTAGTGCATCAAAGACTATATCTGTAGCACTGGGCTTAGGAACCCACTTGAAGTTAGTCACCTTGTACATGACCTGATCGCGGAACGACCCCATGAAGCGTGGCACAGACTTCGGGTTAACAAGTTTAGCCAACCCGTAGGCATCCATTGGGCTTTGTGCAGCGGGTGTACCCGTCATCATCCACAACCATGTGTCGGAGGTAAGTATTTTATTGAGGGTCTTCCACCGCTTAGTCTGAGAATTCTTATAGTGCGTAGCCTCATCCACAATCACTAGATCAAACCCACCGTCTGCAACTGCGTCAGACACTATCTCCACACCGTCATAATTTATTATGACAAACTCAGCATCCCCTTCGATAACCTTCTGCCGTTGTTTAGCTGAACCGTAAGCCACATCTACCTTACGGTGCATGGCAAAGGTAAACAGGTCTTCTCGCCATGCTGAATCCATAATAGATAGAGGGCAGATTACCAGTACGCGGTTAATACGTTTCTTGGTTAGTAGGAAGTCTGCTGCCCAGATAGCACTGGCTGTCTTGCCTGTACCCTGCTCATTGAAACAAAAGGATCTCTTGTTCATGGTAAGAAACCCTGCGGTAGTCTTCTGGTGTTCAAACGGTTTGAACTTACCAGTCCACTTATACTGCCCCTCAATAGGTGAAGGTGCGTGTATGTTCATATTCTTCAGCACATGGGCTTCGTCTATGCCCCAGTTAACCAACACTCGATTTCCTGATAACTCCTTACTCTTAGGTATTACATCGGTTACTTTACCCGGCGCACGTAACCTCATAAGCAGTGCTTTGTTATCTATTACTTTCATTATTCCTCCCACGCAAAAAAGCGTGGAGGGGGTCTCCCCCCAAACACGCAAACTAAATTAGCCCCGCCTTCGACCACACTGACGGGAAAGTGTTCGAACGGAAGGGAATTAGTCTCCCGTGGTCTTGCTTAGTCCCGTCTTCGACCACACTGACGGGAAAGTGCTACTAGGAAGATAGGATAACTCCCTTGGCCTTGTTGATTAGCCCCGCCTTCGACCACACGGACGGGAACGTGCCGTTACAGGTACAGCAAACCTGTGGGTCTTAACTACTTACGCTTAGGCTTCTTACCATTGCGACTACGGTTGGCACTGGCGCTTTCTACTCTGTAACCATCTGCGTTGCTGCCGCCCTTACTTAACATCTTATTGTGGCTGACATCTCTACCTTCACGCTTGTCAGCACGCCCATCCTTGTTAGCATCACGCCCGTTCTTATCCATCGCACGCCTAGCACGTTGTCTTTCCATACGTGCTTTATGTGCCGCGCTACCTACTGGTGGGTTCTTTTGTTTCTTACGATCTGCTTTGTTCTTATACGGCATCAGTTTCTTCCGTTGTGTGGACACTCTAGTACAGGACACCATGCCTTGCACAACCCACTAGGGTTAGGGTTCCACGTATCATTGTTAAAGGCTGACTCCATGTCGCTGTACTTACCCAGCCACTTAGCCCATAACTTCTTTTCATCTTCTATGGCGTAGCGGTCTCTAATGAGATCCTCACTCACCACAAACAGTAATCCAGCCCGAACAGTCTCTACTTCGGGATAGTGCTTAAAGGTAGCCAAAGCCATAAGCTCTAGCTGTCCCTTGTCCGCGTACCTTGCAGACTTGCCGGTCTTGTAGTCTATCACCCAAGCCAGCTTGTCTTCACGGTTGAGTATAACTAAATCAGCAATGCCACGGAACCACACATCATCAGCGAAGAAGCTACACGCTTCCAGATCTTCGGTTAGACCCATCTTGATTTCGCATAGCTTCTCGCCTTTCTTATCGTTTAGTGCATCTAACATACCCTGTGCATAACTGAAACGTGGGTCTAGTTCACCACCGTCACGGATGTATATCTCCGCTGCTTCGTGAAAAGCTGTTCCATACAATGTAGCCTCAGACTCCTTGAACGGATACTGCTTGAGTACCTTCTCATGGTAGAATTGCTTGGGGCATTGCTGGAACGCCTTGATCTTACTAAAACTCCACGGGGCTACACTCACGTTTTGTTAGGCCAAACTCGGCTACCTGATGGTTCCTCTTCCCACCCTAAATAAGTAGTCCCTTTGTGTTGAACAACTAACAGGTCGGGGGTCTCACGACAATGTTCACACCAAAAACTAACCCGCATACCTTGTCGCCGACTAGAAGGGTTAAACAAGTCTGCGTGTAAGCTATTGTGTTCTACGCCCTCTATATCTGGAGTAATAAAAAATCCCCTATTACCAGTAGGTGTATGGTCGTAAAACGCCACGGCTTGTTGGTGTAGGTTATCTCCCTCACAGATCGGGCAGATTAAACTGGATCTAAAAATATCCCCTACAGCTAACTTAATTCCACCAAAACCGTTATCTACACCCATTATATTACTCGTACGATCACGTAGAATAATACAATAGCAACTGACGTACCCAACAGCGACCCCAGATATTGGTTTATAAAAGGTGTACTGGGGGGAGGCTGCGGGACTGAGCTAGGGGAGCTTACACCCTCGCGTTCCGATTCCAGCCCTTCGCGTGCCTTCTCCTTAGCTGCTGTCCATGCGGCTTGCTTCAACATAGTCTCCTTAGCTTGTTCTTCTAAGGTGGTCTGCTTTACATCACCGAATCTTGTAGTCGTACGCGCCTGTTCTTTAGCTTCTTTTCTAGCTGCACGCTGTTCCTTAGCCTTTATCCTAGCAGTGTACTTCTTAGCCGATGCTTTATTTCTAGCTACTATACCCTCGTACTCCTGTAAGGTTGCTATACGGTATACATCCGCAGCCACCTTATGTATGTAACCTTTACTTACACCACTTGAACTTATCCAATCCCGTAGTTCTCGCTTGTTCTTCGGTTTAGATAAGTCACTAGCGGGTATTAGTTTCCATATGTCGTTTAAGGTAGCGGGGTCTCCTATGCTACGCACTACATCGTACAACTTAAAAGCCCTACTCCCCTTTTTCTTAGGTTTTGGTGCTAACTTCTCTTCGGCATCCCAATCTTCGGCTTCGGTTAAAGTCTTCCGTATGTTCCTTAAATTTAATTGTTCATAACTCATCATTCACAGTCTCCGTATGATTTTGCTACACCGCTTTCACAATCAAGCGGTAGTCCTTCTGCCCACGTTGGCACATAGCGCATACACCCCTCTATGTACGTCTGGGCTTCCTCTACTTCCTTCTCCGATACACATGCGACAATAGAGTCGTGTACCGTAAGTACCGGCGGGTACTTCTTCGCAATCAGTAGCATCTGCTCACCGATTATACATCTGGCGACAGCTTGACAGACGTTCTCTATCACCTTGCCACCATACAACCTAGTTCGGCCTTTGCGAGTCTGGTACGTGTACTCCACACCCTTCTCACCTTGTGCGCCTTTTAGATCCTCATAGCGCATGACCAACCCAGATGGTAACTTAATACCTGTAACTGATCCAACAGCCCTCACTACACCGTTACCAAAATGCAACGAGTCACCCTTCGCTAGATGCGCTACCATGTGCTGGGCTTCACGCCATACGTGACCAATCTTCCAGTTAGCCTCACGGTAGATGTTGATGATACGCCTAGCTTCCTCGGCTGGTATAGCACGACCTAACGTCTTTAGCTGTTCTTGGAACCTTATGGCACCCATACCATACCCCGCACCAAGAATAGTGGTCTTACCTACGAACCGCTGATCCTTTGTTACTTGGTCTTCAGGTATGTCGTAGATACGTGAAGCCATCTTGATATAAACATCTTCCTTATCACGAAAGGCTTGAGTCAGATCATCTTGTCCTGCGAACCACGCCAGCACTCGTGCTTCAATCTGCGACGAATCACAGTCCACTAGCATGTAGCCATCAGGTGCGACAATACTCTTCTTTAACTTCTTACCATCTGGCCCACGGCTGGGTAGGTTCTGAATGTTGATCTTGTCATCACCACCCCATCTGCCGGTATGTGCTGCGTAGTATTTAACTGGCACCGGCATAGTCCCACGCTTAGATATGTCTATGAACCGTTGGGTACGTGTTTCTTCTAGCGTGCTCTTCAACCCAAGCCTAGCTGTAACAAGTAACTGTACCCGACTGTCTTCGTGCTGCTGCAATGCCTTGAACGCCTCATCGGTCTTGGCGAATGCGAACGTCTCCTTGCCTGTAGTAAGGCTGGTCTTCATCGGAGGTTCTACTCCCAAGCTCTTCAGCATCTCAGCGAACTTGGGGTTACTCATCAGCTCTTTCTTATCCTCTACACCACTATCAGATAACAACTTATCCTTAGCTTTCTTGGTGTCGTATAAGTGATCTTCAAGTAAGTCAGTGTCTAGCTCTAGCAAGGGGTGTATGAACATACGTAGAGTGCGGTCAATCAGCTTTAGTTCCTGCTTCGGGAACCCCCTGCCCATTAGCCCAAACAGCTTATAGGTTAGCTCTACGTCATTGATGCAGTAGTCGCCGTACCTATCTAACTCTTCATCAGTGAAGTCCAATCGGCGTTTAGCTACCGCGTTTAGTATTTCGTCCCCTTTTTTGCCCACCCCATATCTATCAGCAAGTGCCGCAAGGCTACCACCAACCTCGACACCGTGAAGAGCACGAGCGATACACAAAGTATCAGCCCAGACGCGAGGCTTAACACCAAAGAGCCAAGACAGAATAGCGCCGTCAAACATAGTGTTGTGAGCCAGAACCATGCTGCTCTCCCAATCGAATCCATCCAAGTACCCCTGTAGTTCGTTATGTGTGCCAGATGCCCATTCGGTAGGGCCGTTGTTTACTTTTACTCCTACGCCCACCACCTCAAATCTAGGGTCGCGTACATACTCCTCTGTGGTTAACTTCCTAAGTGAAAAGTCCTTGTCGTAGTAGGTCTCAAAGTCCAGTGTTATCAAATCCATGACTCGCCGTCCTTCTCGGTTAGCCAGATGCGGTAGTTACCGTCATTGGTTATCTTACGGCTTGTGATGTTCCAGCCATTACGTCTGGCAGTCATACGAATGGCGCGTACCTTGTGTCCGTACGGATCAACCAGAACAAATGAGTCACCCAAATTCATACGAGATAACGTGTCCTCGTACACGCGTTGGTTGTTGTACTGCTTATCAAACAACAGTACGCCCGTCTCTATTACTAACTCATCAAGCCCCTCATCCATTGTCAGGCTCCCGCTGCTTGATGCTCTTGATCTCAATGAATCGTTGCTGGGGTATACGTAACACTATGCCTTCACCGTCTTCAGCGGCAAACCCAGCTTGCTCTTCGTTCTTGGCTTCCAGTAGCACGCGGGTCTCTATGATCGTCTGGAATGTAACTTCAAACTTCGGCATATCAACCCCCTAACCGTTTGATTTCAGCATCAATATAGAATCTGATCTTCTTGGCATCACGTAGCTCATCAGAGTGTGATGACTCGCCATAGCGATACGCCGCTCGGAAGATCTCACCGATCTGTGCGTTCATATCCTTGTGGGATATAAGGTCTTGCAATTCAGCCGCACCATCAGGTAACTCGTAGTAGCTGGCAGTGCTGCCGTCACTAGTACCTACCAACTGCTGTGTTTTATGTACCAGTGGTGATTCAGCCTCCAGCGTAGCGGGTTCCTTGTAACGTGTTACCGTGCCGTCAGAGCGTTGTTCTTCTAACTCGTACTCACGAATCATCTTAGACGCATAGCTTGGGCTTACGTCACAGGTTTGAACTATCGCGGCTTTGGTAGCAGGCCAGTTCGCTGCTATGTAATTCAATACCAACTCACGTTTCACTGCTGGTCTAGCCATTCTCGGTCTCCTTAAAAATCAAATTCCATTTGGCGTGGGTCATTGCCCTTGCCGGTTAAATAGAACAGCACATCGTCTATGTTGTTCTCGTTCACGACTAACGAAATCCCTTTCGCTTCGTCAATGTCCTTCAGGTTCTTATCCTGCAATGGGGTGGTCTTACCCTTACCCGCCTTGCACTCAATACCAAAGAACTTACCCTCGTAGCACCCGACAATATCCGGTACGCCACTCTTACCGTAGCCGCCTGTAGCGGGGTAGAAGTAGTAAGCACTTAACGTCTTCAGTACATCAGCTACTTTCTTCTTCACTTTTGACTCTGGCGTTGCTGCCATCCTTAGTCTCCTTGAGTAGTTTAGTAACACTGGTTGTGAGCTTTTTAATCTCACGTTGATTGCTTTCAATAGCCTTACCCAAGAACGCAAAGTCTTGGCATAGGTCATCAGTAGCACGAGTCAGGGTAGATATAGACTTAATGCTGTCCATCATCTCCTGCATCGTATCGTCATCAATTTCCATCTCTAGCGTTATCTTCGCCATACATTCTCCTAGGGAACAGGCTTCACTGTTACATGTAAACCCAAAAACTCTTATCGCTTATCCGCAAACCTACACCCTCGACTTCAGGTTGTTGTGGATCTAATATGTTTAGAACCATCAACTTTTCCTTCAGATCAGCCGGTAGGTTTTCCATACCATGATAGTATTTATCTTTATATGGTGAGTCAATACATTCTGTACCCAGACATGTTACATCCCACACATCTTTATCAGGGTTTACCTTAACGTGGTATACACACCCTTTATGAGTTAACTTGTTACCACTACCTAATGTAGAGGCGATGCTCTCGACCATACGTAGGTCATATGGACGCTGGCCCTTGGCATAAGGCTTAACAAACATAGAACATATCCTCATCGGCTTTCATGCCTACACCACTTACGTAGTCGCCCACGGTTGCCATGTTCAGCACACTGATCTTACCTACAAGCTCGTCGTAACCTTCTTGTGGAGATCTCTCGTAGTGACGTACAAGTTGCATATCAGTCTGAACCATAGAATACATAACGCTGTGAATATGTATTGTGTCTAAATACTGCTGCCCATGATGATCCTGACCCACGTAGACAAACGTAGGTGACATACCAATACCATTTAGGTCGTTAAGCTCTTTGTCGTACCTAAAAAAGTCTTCCACGCTGGTTCTTACACTTATGTCAGGTATGCTATCGCGCATACCCCTAAGCATTGGAAGTACAATAGAGTCTCGTTCTAACCCAAGGTTCTTTAACTCTGTGACCGCCTTCTGCCCCACCGACTGTATTAGCTCCCCCCGCCCAGTAGTGTATGGGTCTGCATGTACAGTTGCCAACTCGTGAACAGTCCACGCTTGTAGTGCAGCCGCAGCTTTCTTCACGGCAGTGTTTAAGTTCTTACTCCAGTGCATAAAATGTTCGGCATTAGATGAAGAGTATCTCTCGTTACTTATGCAGCGGCTTCTGACTCTATAGTTACCATCGTGTACAGAGATAAGACCTCGTGTAAACTTCTCATGTGGATAGTAAACGTGTACGCTGTTCTGCCCTCGACCTGCGAACTTAACACCACGCATTTTCTTACTAAGTGCTTTCTTAAACTCTGCTAGAGGAAAGATTACTGGCGGTTCCCCGTAGCCCTCTACTTCCTTAACCGTAACTTGAAACATTTGATTAGGTTGTCTTATGTATTGCATGTCATTTCCCTTTTGTTGTAGTAATTAAACCGCACGCACGATTAGCCCATGTGTTGAACTGTGCGCGTACTTTCTTAGCGTCCTCTGGTGTAGTAACGTGTTTCATATCAGATCGTAACATAAACATAGCCAGTAGTGGTAGGCGTAGCTGATGGTCGTCTGTCGTTAGTATACGTTGTACCTCGTCACCGTTGTAGGTTGTGTTACTGCTGTATGCCCAACCCTCTATCACGTTACCCTCACGTAACGCATCCTTAGTCCTACGTATGTACTCCCAATCATCTATAGGAACCATCGGCCCTACGGCACACGCCCACTGCCAGAACTTATCAAGGTGTGGCTTGAGTTCTTTCTTACGTTCCTTGTTAACACGGTGCTTGGGATGCACTACCTTGAACTCAGGACTGATTAGCACCCAATCGCTGAAGGTAAGGTCAGTTATGGAATAGATAGGGTCAGGCACATGCGCTGTGCGTGCGAATGTCAAAAACTTCTGATCGTCCTCACGCTGGTAGTGTTCAGTACAGCTATTGTTTCGGCTTATCCAGTAGTCCCACTGCGCTGCCTCAACTGACTTACTCTTGGGTAGGTAATACTTTTGGCTAGAGAACGAGTCATTGGCTACCACGTATTGCTTACCGTTATCTATTCTAAATTTAAGCCCCGCAGGTAAGAAGTCGTGTAGAAAACCGTAACGTGCGTTATGTGCACCATCACCTGACCCATTGCGTACCTTGACCGTTTCTAGGTATGAGCCATCCGGCTGCGGCTGTACTTCCCACACAATAGGTGACAAGTTATGTGTATCTACAATCGACGTAGGCATTGGATCGCGCCCAGCGTAGGTGCGAGTAAAGATCGGATCACCCTCGCCACCATCGCACAGTGCATAGCATGTATCTGATAACTTCCTAATATGTTCCCACTTACGACTACGCTTACGCCCAGCCGGTCTTAGGTTGTCCTCTAGCTTGTGGTGCTTGCTTACCATAGGCTTGGTATTGTCGTATCTTCGCTCAACGTGCCAAAACGAATCTAGCTTTTGGTTCCATCCTTGCATGTCGATCTCCTTACATCTTACTCGTTTGGATGTGTACTACCTTGCCGGTATCGGGTGTCGCACTCTTGTTGTCTAGTACACACCACAGTGTCGGACATACCCACTTACCCCAGTCACCGAACAAGTAACCGTCTGTCAGTATGATGGCTGCTTGCGGACTGATCTTGTGCTCGTCCATGTAAGCTGTCACACACTCAACATCCGTACCACCACCTCCCCGGACTTTTGTAGATTTGACCAGTGTGTCTAACTGGTTAAGCTCGTACACCTCATCACCCACAACCTCGTGGCCCCAGTACAGTACACGTACCTTATCAGGCTTGACTGTCGTGCAGATGGACTGCACCTCGGATAAGAACAATGCCACTGCTGTGTCACTGATAGACCCTGACGTATCAATGGCGAGTACAAGCTCGTCGATGCGCTCGGTAATACCACTGGGCATGTATATATCAGCACCAATGTATCTGCGGTTGGGACGCTTCCATGTTGAGTAGTCACTGCCAGTGCATGTGGTCTGAACGAACTCACGTAGTACCTCACGCCAATCGACCTGCGGTTGCACAAGCTCATCTAAGTTGCGGTTACCGTTACTGCCTAGCTTGCCAGCCGTCATGCTGCCCTGACGTATGTTTATGTCGATGTCTTTCTCAAGCTCTTTCTTCTCTTCATCGGATAACCCGTTAGCACCTTCCCAATCATGCTCGTCGAAGCCTTGACCTCCACCTTTGCCTCGACCTTTGCCTCGACCTTTGCCTTGACCTTCACCGTCACCCTCACCGTCACCCTCACCGTCACCCTCACCTTTAGGCCCGTCACCCCCACCATTACCACCATTACCTCCTTTACCGTCATCGTTGCCATCGTCAAGAATGCTGAAGATCTTGGCAGTGTCCATCCAGCCGTTACTCTCGCGGAACTTCTCATCAAACAGACCCATGTACTTACCGTCTGCATCGCGTGGCATAGTGGCGAAGTCATCGTCCTTGTTCTCATCGACCAGCTTGCCGTTGATGTTGTAGTCACATGCTTGGTTAGCTATGCCGTGGTTCTTGTCGTGTAAGTGCTTCCACGTAGTCAGGTGCCGGTACATCTTGTGGTAACACTCGTGCAGCATAACGAACCGTAGCTCTGCATCAGTCAGGCTATCGACAAACGCCCGACCATATAACTCGTCACGCCCGTTGGTACATGCTGTAGGTATGTCATCGCTGACAGTCTTGTTACCGATAGACAGCACACCAGCCAGTGGCATGTATCGGTCTTTGCTTGTGATAGCCACGTATGCCTTGGCGATACGCTGCTCGGCTGTTAGTTGTTGGTTTAGTGCTAACATGTTATCTCCTTATACCTTGTCCGCTGCGAACATATAGTTGTTGTCCATAGCCCACTGAGTGAACTGCTTGTTCTGCATAACAAGTGACTGCTTGTCCTTGCTGTACTTGGAAGATCGAACGCCATTGGCGAACAGACCTTGTGCTTCTGTGTCTAGCCGCTGCATGTAAGTCATCCACGCATCGACCCACTCACGGTCAATCGAAGTCAGTGAACGGAACACCACCATGCAAGTAGCTGACGCTGACGTTGGCACCTTGGCGTTGTCTGGATCTTTCTTGATTGACTCCAGTGTGGGTAGCTGGTCAGCCAGCTTGAGGAATGACATGAAGTCCATAGCTGCCCTAGCACCGATAGTACCGATGAGTGCTGCTGTTAACGTGTCATCGTCAAGACCACCACGGTTCTGCAAGATGTCACTCGCTGCATGTAGTGAACGTGGTGTACAGAACGCTGTGCGATCAACGGCTTGTGGGTGAAAGATGTATGGGTTGTCATCTGGATTCGGTACATCGCGGAAGTCCTGCATGGTCTGCGGGTTGTCCTTGACCCAGCCAAGTATTGAGTGATCGACACCGTTGCTGATACCCCACTCGACCCACTCCATAGCGGTAGGCTTGGCAGTCTCTACAACAGTGATGCGGTTACGGGCATGTGCTGGTAACAAGTCACCTACACCCTCGCTGCCGAAGTTGGTTGTAGCAAACATGAGTGAGTCCTTGTGCAGTGTGTAGCTGCCGATCTTGCCCTCAAGTATCAAACGCAGTAGTGCATTCTTGACTGCGGGGTTGGCCTTACCGAACTCGTCGATCATTAGAATAATCGGCTCGTCGATGTGAGCACCTAGCTCCTCGTTGGTTGCGTATGTGACATACGGCACATCCTGATTGACCTTGATGTTGGGCAGCGTGATGTCACCCAAGTCCTTGGTCGTGCAGTCGAAGTAACAGGGTATGTGATTCGACAGGTCAGGGTCGGCGGCGAGTGTGTTGAGTAGGGATGACTTACCCGTACCCATATGGCCTTGGAGTAGAACTGTGCGATGGCGACCTACTGCTTTGATTAGCGCACCGGCTTGGTCAAGGTTTAGTGCGTACATGTTTTGTGCGTAGCTCATGGCTATCTCCTGATTTTGGTTTAGTGTTACCGGTCAGTGACCGGTAAAGTTTTTAGTAGTTGGTTGTAGTTGGTAGTACCACGTTATTATACATGGTATTACGTGTTATGTCCAGCGACCCTAGAAGCCTAGGGAGGGGAGGTTGTCAATGATGTCTTTGACCTCGGCTGCTTTGTCGATACGTAACGTCTCACTGCTTTTGATTACGTCAGTGTTCATGCCGTATAACATGTTCTCCAGTCGATCAGCGGTAGCCATCATCTGCGTGTCACCCGTCAGGTTGTAGTCACGCAACATACCGATCATGTCCAGTGACGTTTGGAATACACTCTCAGACATCCTGCCGTACACCTGCTCACCCTTGGCGTTAGTCTCACCGACCTTGGGGGATAGGTTACTTAGCAGTGTGGTTAAGTTGTCATGTACTCGCTTCCACAGATCACCCATCGCGCCTTGTACAAACTCGTTGTGGTGTGCCTCGTACTGCTGCTTGATAATCTCCTGTGCCTCGGTTGCTATGTCTAGTCGGAAGTCACCTGCCTCTGCTAGAGGGGACATGATGCACCTCCACCCAAACTTCTTACGTAGTTCACTAGCGGGTGGGTAGTCTCTGTCGTTGAACAAAGTACCAAGTTTTTGCGCCTCTGCCTGACGCTTGGATACATCGAACTCGTAGTCTGCCATGAAGTCATTCACTAGCACCCAGTATTCCTGCTCGGCCTCACTCATCCTCTGGACGTACTCAAACTGTCTGTTTGTGGGTAACAAACGCTGACCCAGATCAGACCACGGTAGCGTTAGCTCGTAGTGTATTTGGTTGCGTTTGTTGGCCCCATGCTTGCGGATGTCGGATAGTTTGGTAGAACTCATTATGTCCTTACTGCCTGTGACAGAATCCTCCGCCGCTCCTGTACCGTTAGCGATTGCCTTGGTAGCGGCCTTGTCTTTCTTGACTGTACCCCAGCATGAGAACCCGAACTCGACCAGCATAGCTGCTGAACTGATGCTCGGTACGTTGTTTGGGTTGATGATAGGTGTCGCTGCCAGTTGTTGAATGCTTCTTGCTTGTTCCATGAGGAACCTCCTGATTTTGGTTTTGGTTTACCGGTCAGTGACCGGTAGGTTTTGGTT